AAAAATACACCAATAATACCTGTACCTGTACCGCCTGTAGAAGCACCAGCACCTGTAGTAACAGTTGTACGTGTGATGTAACCACGGGAAATACTAACTACATCGCCATAAAAAATATTAGTGTTAAAGCCGTACTGAATCGCAATGTTGCGAGTAGATCCAGCAAATACTTGACCACCAATAAGATTAATAGGCTTTAGACCGTAAGGGGCCGAAACTGTAGGATAAGCCATTTAAATCTCCTAATTAATTAATTACCTTTACCAAAGCTAGTCGAAGATTTACCTTCTTTAAAGATAGGCATCCGCGGATCACTTTGGCGCATTAAATTATTGTCTACAGCGTCTGTCTGATCTTGTGTCTGCTTAGCGTAATACGCCGCACGTTGATCCACAAATTCTTTTGGACTCTTGCAAAGCAATAACCCACCAATCTCGATGTTGTCTTTAAATTGACCCTCTTGATTAGCTAGCAGTTTAAATTTTGGTTGTTCTTCAATTCTTACTGGTTCCCAGCCTTCTCTCAGTTTCGATGAGATATTTCTAGGATCACTCGTATTAAGCGTTGATACACGAACCCATCTGTAGACGTAGCCCTCTTCTTTATCAGGTTCTGGTAAAAGTTCAGGTGGTGTCCACTGCTTTGGACGCTCCTGCTGGGTACGAACTTCTAATTCACGTTGTAATCTGTTTGTTGCCATTTTAGGCCTCCAATTTCATTTGTTCACGGGCGTATTGCTCTGGGGTTAAACCAAATTTCTTGGCTAGTGCCACTTGCGTTTTAGTCAACACAATCTTTTTAGAAGATGTGCTACGTGTCGCAGGAGCCACAACCGTGCTCGGTTTTGTACGCTGAGGTTTTTCGTCCTCATTGTTTTTTGCTTCTTCAATGTCGCCAAATTCTTCTGGAAAACGGCGTTGAACTTCTGAATCAATACGGTTGAAATACTCATCCGTACCAACAAATGCTTTACCAAACTTATCTTCAAGTTCTTCATGAACAAAAACAGCATATTTGCTCATTGCTTTCTTTTCTGGGTCAACGTACCAAGGGTTCTTTGATACCCATTTAGCAACTTTATCATCCATTTGTGCAGGTTGTTGGACCTGCTTTCCCTGTATTTTTACATCATTTTCAGGATTTTGTACAGTAGGTTTATAACTTTTTGCTTTGTCAAGTTTAAGTTGCGCCCGCATCATCTCTTCTTGAGCTTCTAAAAGCGCATCAGAGTCACCAGAATCGTAAGCGTTCTTATAGTTCTTACGTGCTTTGTCTAGTTCTAACTCAGCAGAAGATTGATAAGTGCTAATTAATTCTTTTTCGCCGTTATGAAGCATACTTTTTAGGCGTTTATTTTCGTCTAAAATGTTTTGAGCAATGTTTAAAGCTTCTTGTTGCTCTCTTAATGCTGCTTCTTTAGCGCGGCGTTCATCATGCCATGCTTTCTTATACTGAGTAAACTTGTCCTTTACGTTCTTAGAATAGTCTTTTGACTTGTCTGCAGTCTCTAGGCTTTCTTTGATGTCGTCAGGCAAAGGCTCTACATTTCTATCTTCTGGTGGCGTATCATCTGCAACCTCAATAGTAACGTCGCCGTCATTTATATCAATATCTACGGGTTTACCCTTAGTTTCTTCAATTTCATCGGGAAATTGAAAGTCGTCTTTTTCCATTTCAGCCATTTTTAACCCCTTATTTACGTTTAATGCCGCGTGGGTCATCTACTACACCCTCAACGGTATCGTCGTTAATTACCCTAAATTCACGCCCGTGGATTACCAATCGGGAGCCAGAATTAGGTCTAACCAAGATGAAGTCACCCTTTTTACACCAAGGACCATTAGGAAATTTATCCTTGTCTTGATAGCAATCGGGTCCAAGATCAACTACAAATAAAACTGTAGTTAAAATCTCTTCCATACGCATAGTTTCATCAGCTTTAATGAGTCCACTGTCGTATTCTTCTTCCGCTTCTGGCAGCGCGCAGAGTATGCGATAACCAGATGGTCTGGGGAGCTGTTTGCCCTTCTCTTCTTGCGATTTGTCCAAGACAGCAGATAAGTCCACCGCTCGGTTTAAGTCTAGTGTTTCAGTCATCTGAATTTTCCAAGTTTTTATTAAGGTCTATTGTGTAACGTCTAACAGTAAGAAGACCTTTTATCTCACCGCATACTTTGTTGTACTCCATAAAATCATTAGCTCCACCAGAGCCAAGATGTTCTTGAAGTTGCACTACTTTTTCATCAATCTCATGAATAATAAGCTCGATTACTTTATTTATTTGCATCATTTACCTTTCTTTTCTTTTCCCTTCTGTGATTCAATTTGTCTGTGGGAAATATCGCGTTGATGTGCAAGGGTTGTCTGATGTTTAATCATATCTAACCCAGCTTTTTCGCCTTCTTTTATAGACTCAGCGCGTAGTCTATCTTTGTCAGCTAACATCTTTGCTGCTGTTGATGCTCCAGCTGTTTGTTGTTGGGCTTGAATACGCTCGCGCTCAACTTGAATTTGTTGCTGTTTAAGAGCCGTATCAGCTTGATCTTTAGCTGATTTACGTTGTAATTCTTGCATCTTAATTTGTAGTTCTTGTTGTTGCAATTGAATCAACGGATCTTTAGCTTGCTGTTGAGCTTGCTGTTGTTGATCTTGTTGTTGGTGTTGTTGTAATAATTGTTGAGCAGCTTGAGCCGCCATTTGAGAAACTTGAATCTCCATTTCTGGGGACATATTAGACTCTTCGTCGTTTTGGTCTTTTGGTACAGGAGGCAACATAGTACCCATCTGTTTTTCCATCTGTTTGCGATACTCCATACCTAAATGTTCAGCTACGTGTGAAGATAACGCCGCTTGTATGGTTTGCGCCATTTGCGGGTTTTGACTTATTAACTTCATAATATGTGGATCTTGCGCAGCAGACATATGAACTGTAATGTGAGCTTGATGATCTTGTCCAATAAATGCTTTTACAGGTTTACCACTAATCAAATTCATATTCTCGGTGACTGGGTCACGAGGTTTCATATCGTCGGGAATTGGTACAAGCTTCTGATAATTTTTGATGCCTAACACGTCTAACATCTGACGGTGTAGTTGCGGTAAATCATATAGCTGCGGTGCTGTCTGAGCTAGTTGTAGAGCAGCTTGATACTGAACTACTTTTTGCGCCATAGTAGCCGCGTTGGGGTCAGATACGGGAATAACATAAACCTGGTCGTAGTCTGATTGTTTTGCCATACGTGTGCCTTCTTCTGGCTCGTACGGATAATCAGCAGGTGTGTAATCCCGAATAATAGTCTTTAATAATTTAAACTCTTGCTTCATTGAGTAATGAATGCGTGACTGAATTGCACTCATTGTCTTTAGCGTTCGCTCCAAAATAGCTAGAGTTGTTCCAACTGGAGCATTTGCGCTCATATCAGATACAGATAGCTCGGAAGAACCAGCAAACTTACGGCCTTCGTCAACGATAGTGCCCAACAAACTATACAAGACCTGACTTGGCTCTTTGTATGGTAGTGGCATTAAGTTATCGCGCATCGCACCGCTTGGTACATCTACATCGCGGAACTCGCCTGGAGCTATCGGTGTGTCGTCGCCTTTGATACGCAAGCCACGGGTCTTAAAGCCACCTGGCAAGTTGCTAAGTGTCCCTGCATCAACCAACTGCCTAATAAGGGAAGTGCCAGATTTAGCAAAAGCACCGATAAGATGGATAAGACCAAAACAGTAGAAACCAAAACCAGGAATATACCCGTAGTGGACGAAGTGATTACGTTTTTTAGATAATTTATCATCTGGCTCCCAATTTCTACGAATAGCCAAGACAGTATTAGTGCCTTTTTCAATCGTTACAATATATGGCAGTGCTATGCCTGTTTCATGACCTTTATCATCTTTATGTTCAAAGCCATGTAAATCTAGTTCTACATGCATCTCTAATAACTTAAAGCGGTCGTCGGTTGACGCTCTAAAGCCAAGCTTTTCAGCAATCTTTTTCTCAATCTCGTCCATTACGTTGACTGGGTCGCCCAAATCTACATCTCGGTAAAAACCTTCATGCTGGAGACGACGTACATCGTTAGGTGTTTTACGCATCACATGCGTGATCCGTTCAGCTGACTCTAAGCTAGAAGCTCCATAGGGGACAACCACATCTTCTGCAGGAACGTACATAGATACTTGGCGTTGCAAACTTGGATCGTAGTAAACTTTCTTAAACGCATTACCTGCAAGTCCTAAGCCCCACAGCATGCGCTCATGTTCTGGGCGATACTCTTTCATTACGTCCGTTAATTGAAAATTCATATCTTCTTGGACGCGCTGCGCTGCAGCTTTAGTTTCTGGGGTTTCTTTGCCAATAATCTGAGTCTTGACTGGACCAGCCGCAGGAAACGTTTCCATCATAGTTTCAGCTTGGAACTTGACTACTGCTTCTGCAAGAATGGGATGGTAGACACCGCATGCGCCTTCCCAAGGTTCACTACGTTCTTCAATCTTAAGGCCGAGTAATTCTAAACCATCCACATACGTTTGGATCCAGTCTTTACGCGCTGCAAGATCAGCCTCGTAATCACCAATCAATTCACCAGCAAGCATTTGTAACTCTTGCCCTGTCATTTCTTCGGCTAAGTTTTTATTAAACTCGTCTTCTTCTTCAACCTCTTCAATTTTTAAAAGTGGTTTGCCGTCAATGCCAATCTCAACTGATTCTGGATCCTCAATAGATATTTCTAAGGCTGGCTCATTTCCTAAGTCTTCTTCATCCAAACCCTCTAATTGGTCAATTCCTAATGGAGCTTGCCCTATTGCCTTATCTATTGCCATAATCTATCCTTAATAGTACGCTGCTTTTTTGCGATACTTGTACAAGAAATCTTCTTCGGGTTCGTCATTCGGTAGACGAATAAATCCCCCCTGCCTGAATCTTAACAGAGCTAGAGTAGTTGAGTCTACCAAATCGTCGTTCGTACCGCTAGGAAAATCGTTACATTCTTCAATTACTTCTTTTGCCCACCGATGTTCTGGCGCCCAAACAACCCCTCCCGCAAACAAGTCCGATACAGCATTAACACGCGAAATCTTATCTTGCCCTTTGCCAGGCGTGAACTCACCGACTGGGATCCCCATGCGCCTAAGTTCTTGATACAACGCCGCACCGTTTGATTTCTTCTCGACCATAAACGCATCTGGTTGCCACTCTTTGTACTCTTCAAGTACAAGCTTTTTGAGTTCTGGAAACTCCAGCCTCTTTTTAATGGAGTTGAGTAGGATGATGTTGTAATTGTTAACCTCCTCATTGAAGAAGACACCCCACGTCGTAAGCGCATTGTAGTCCGCACGGTTTGTTGCCTCCTGAGCCGCATCAAGCGACATGATAGTAAACTCGCACATCGGGGGCGTATCTTTATCCCATATTTTCCACCACTCCCGTTTAATCAGAGCGCCTTCCTCTGATACAGGGTTTTGCATATACTGGGCATTCCAGTAACGAATATCTAATGCAGCTTTCTTTGCCAGTAACTCTTCTACGGGCCAAAACTCAGGCCAAAGTGCTTCGCCATCATCTTTAATTGCAGGAAACTCAACTACTTCCCATCCATCTACGTCTGCATTGTTCTCTATTTGTTTGACGATCATCCCAGTTAAGTCTAGTTTAGACCAACGAGTCATCACAACAATAATAGCGCCGCCAGGCATAAGCCGTTGCAAAGGACCAGACTGAAACCACTCCCAAGCAGGTAGAAAAACGTCGGGTCTCCCAGTCTTAGCTTCTTGCTCAGAATGAGGGTCATCAATAATAAACAAGTCAGCACCACGTCCAGCCAAAGCACCGCCCACACCAATAGCAAAGTATTCTCCTTGAAAATTCGTTCCCCAGCGCGAAGCCGATTTACTATCTGACTGTAATTCTATTTCTGGGAAAATATCTTTATACAGTTCTGAGCCCACAAGGTTACGTACTCGACGACCGAAATTAACCGCAAGATCAGCTGTATGTGAAGCCATAATAACTTTTTTCGCAGGAAACTTTCCCAAGAACCAGGCGGGTGCGAGGTAAGAGATAAGTTCTGATTTTCCATGCCGCGGAGCAATATTAACAATAACACGCTTCTTTTTACCGTTAGCGATGTCTTCAAAGATTTGAGCAAGTTTAAGATGATGTGGTCCAACTTTATACCCTGGATATACGTGTTTAACAAAGTCCAAGAACGACATTTTGCCAATTTCTTGGGTCAAATAGGTGTCATACTGCTCTAAAAGGGCTTTTGCCTTCCGTTTTTTGTCTGGCGGAAGCTTAGGTAGGGCTTGACGCAGCTTAAATAGCTGCTCAGCGGTCAGTTTGAGGTTAGGACCTTGCATTCTTCTCTTTTTCCACTACCTCTTTTGCTTCTACATCTATATATTTAGTCTCTACGTCGTCTAGTAAGCTCAATAACTCAGTTTCTACCTCTTCCATAGTCTGTACTTTGTGTGTAACTTCGGTTCTTTTCTTAAACGCGTCCACTCCATCGACTTCTCCAAGCGCTTTTAAGGCTGCAATGCGAGTTTTAGAGTCTTTTGACACTTGAACTTCTTGAATTAAGCTGTTTACTACGTACATTTTTAGCTCTGATAGCTCGTCTACAACTGAGACGTTCATCTGCGCCACCATTCCCGCCATTAATGCGAGCGTCTCGTTAGGATATTTAGAGAAGTCGGGCCTAACCCCTGGATTTGAAAGCATTTCTTTTGCCAGCACCTGAGCTTCTTCTGCGTTTTCTCTAGTTGGAGCAATGGGTTGCCCTGTCAAATCAGACAAAAGCTGAACGACATTAGCCCGCATGTTTAATTCTTCGGTCGGAGATAGATCAGGGAATGCTTCTTGCGCATTCTTAGGAAGAGGAACGTTGTCCTCGATACTGGGTATTAATACATCCATGTCTGACCCTTGCAGTTTCGGGTAGTATATAGGATACGTCTATTATATGTACATATTTTTTTGACGTGTACATTTTTTGGGGTTTTTTATACATGTTGGTGGGGTGGATATCAACGTGCCCACCCCCGCACGACTTATAAGGTCGCGTTATTTTACTTCTTTTTTGGTTTATAGAAATCTTGAATTGTAGACATTACGGCATTTACCCAAAACTCATAAGCTTGTTTTGTGCGTTCGTTCAATTCTTCAAATTTCTTGTATTGCTCTTCAAATGAAAACATCGTTTTCTCCTAATAGGGGTTAATAA